ATCAAAATCTGGGGCTGATGCGAAAAAAATGTTTACCGATAAAATTGTTCCAATTTCAGTCAACTACCCCTTTTTCTTCAAACCTATTCAAGACGGTATGGATAGGCCAAAAACAGAACTTGCTTACAGAGTTCCGGCATCTAGATTTACTAGAAAAAAACTTGATAACAACGAACAAATAGAAGAGATCGTTGGACTTGATACAACTATTGATTGGAAAAATACAGGTGACAATTCTTATGACGGAGAAAAGCTTGCACTACTAGTTCATGATGAAGCTGGAAAATGGGAAAAGCCAGAAAATATATTAAACAACTGGAGAGTTACTAAAACAACATTAAGATTAGGTTCTAGAATTATAGGAAAATGCATGATGGGTTCAACATCAAATGCTTTAGATAAAGGAGGTAGAAACTACAAAAAAATATATGATGACTCAAGCGTTAAAAAAAGAAACCGTAACGGACAGACTAGCTCAGGATTATATTCTTTGTTCATACCTATGGAATGGAACTACGAAGGATACATTGATGCTTATGGATACCCTGTCTTTGATACGCCACAGTCCACCACTAAAGGAATTGATGGTCAAAAAATTGAAATCGGCGTCATTGAACACTGGGAGAATGAGGTAGATGGCCTTAAGGAAGATCCTGATGCACTTAATGAATTATATAGACAGTTTCCACGTACAGAAAAACACGCCTTCAGAGATGAGACAAAACAATCTTTATTTAATCTAACTAAAATTTACGAACAAATAGATTACAACGAAGATTTAAAACATTCAAACGTTGTTACACGGGGTAATTTTCAATGGCAAGATGGAATACAAGATAGTAGTGTTATGTTTGCTCCAAGTAAGCAAGGTAGGTTTATGGTTTCATGGGTTCCTGCTAAACATCAACAAAATAGATATATAACTAAAAACGGTCAACGACATCCTGCTAACGAACACATGGGAGCTTTTGGTTGTGATAGTTATGATATATCGGGAACAGTAGATGGTAGAGGTTCTAAAGGATCACTTCATGGTTTAACAAAGTTTAGTATGGAAGATGCACCTGCTAACGTATTTTTTTTAGAATATATAGCTAGACCTCAAACAGCAGATATATTTTTTGAAGATGTTCTTATGGCATTACATTTTTATGGTATGCCAATACTAGCGGAAAATAACAAACCAAGATTATTATATTATTTAAAACGTAGAGGATATAGAAAATACTCTATGAATAGACCAGATAAAACTTTATATAAGTTATCTGTAGCAGAAAAAGAAATAGGTGGAATACCTAATTCAAGTCAAGATATAAAACAAGCACACGCAGCTGCAATAGAAGCATATATTGAAAGTTTTGTAGGTTACAACAACGAACAATATGGTTCTATGTTTTTTCAAAGAACACTAGAAGACTGGGCTGCTTTTGATATAAATAACAGAACTAAACACGATGCTTCAATTAGTTCTGGACTAGCGATAATGGCATGTAATAAGAATAAGTATAAACCTGTAGCAAGTGTTGAGAAAGAGAAAGTAAACCTTAATTTTTCAAGATATAATAACTATGGTGCGAAATCAAAAATAATAAAACAGAATGATCAATACTAGTAGTAATAGTGTCTTCCCAAGTCAGGTGGTACCTGAGGCGGAAAAGAGAAGTATAGAGTATGGGTTGCAAGTAGGGCAAGCTATTGAATATGAATGGTTTAGAGGAGGAAGAATAAATAGTAACAGATGGCAAACGGGATATGCTAATTTTGAAAGATTAAGATTATATGCTAGAGGTGAACAACCTATACAAAAATATAAAGATGAATTATCTATTAATGGTGATTTGTCTTATTTAAATTTAGACTGGAAGCCAGTACCTATTATACCTAAATTTGTAGATATAGTAGTTAATGGAATGAATGAAAAGAAATATGATATAAAGGCTTATGCTCAAGATCCTGAGTCTCAAAAGCTTAGGACTAACTATGCAACTAACATAGCTAGAGATATGTATGCTCAGTCTTTAATACAACAAGCAAAGCAAACAACAGGAGAAGATTTTTCATCTTCTAATCTACCACCTAGTGATCTTCCTCAAACAAAAGAAGAACTGGAATTACACATGCAGCTTAGTTATAAGCAGAGTATTGAAATTGCAGAAGAAGAAGTTATAGATAATATACTAGCTAAAAACAAATATGATCTAACAAGAAAAAGAGTTAATAATGATTTAACTGTTTTAGGTATTGGAGCTGTAAAAACTAATTTTAATAGAGCAAACGGTGTTTTATGTGAATATGTAGATCCTGCTGATTTAGTCTACTCTTACACTAAAGATCCTAATTTTGAAGATATTTATTATGCTGGAGAAATAAAAGTTATAACTTTGCCAGAACTTAAAAAATCATATCCTTTTTTAACAGATGAGCAATTATCAAAAATAGCAAAGTATCCAGGTCGTCAAGGAATGATGCGAGGGCGTAGTAACCGAAATGATTTAGTTCAGGTTATGTATTTTGAATATAAAACGTACATAGATCAAGTTTTTAAAATAAAACAAACTGAGCAAGGTTTAGAAAAAGCTTTAGAAAAACCGGATTTTTTTGCCCCACCACCTAGTGATAATTTTGACAGAGTGTCAAGAAGTATAGAGGTATTGTTTAGTGGCGCTAAAGTAATGGGTTTACCTGAAATGCTAGAATGGAAATTAGCTGAGAACATGACTAGACCTACGGCTGATACTACAAAAGTATATATGAATTATAATATATGTGCTCCCCATATGTACGAGGGAAGAATAGAATCTTTAGTAGGTAGAATGACGTCCTATGCAGATATGATTCAAATCACATCGTTAAAACTACAACAAGTGATTGCAAGAATGGTTCCTGATGGCGTATTTGTTGATGTGGATGGTTTAGCTGAAGTTGATCTAGGTAATGGTACAAATTATAATCCGCAGGAAGCATTAAATATGTATTTCCAAACTGGTAGTATAGTTGGTAGATCATTAACTCAAGATGGTGATCCTAATAGAGGTAAGGTGCCAATACAAGAGTTACAATCATCTAGTGGTAACGCAAAAATTAGTTCATTGATAAATGTTTATCAATACTATTTGCAGATGATAAGAGATGTAACTGGTCTTAATGAAGCTAGAGATGGTAGTATGCCTGAAAGAGATGCTTTAGTTGGATTACAAAAAATGGCAGTTAATGCTTCTAATGTAGCAACTAGACATATATTGGACGCAAGCTTATATCTTACTTTAAGAACTTGCGAAAACATAGCTTTGAGAGTTGCTGATTCTTTAGCTTATCCTTTAACAGCAAACGCTTTAAAAGAAAGTATTTCAGTTTACAACGTAGAAACTCTTAATGAAATATCAAAATTAAATTTACATGATTTTGGGATTTATCTAGAAATGGAACCTGATGAGGAAGCACAGGCTCAACTAGAGCAAAATATTCAAATGGCTTTACAACAACAAGGTATTGATTTAGAAGATGCTATAGATATACGTCAAGTCAAAAATCTTAAATTAGCTAATCAATTACTTAAATTAAAACGTAAGAAAAAACAAGAGGAAGATCAAGCTAGAAAACAACAATTAATTCAAGCACAAGCACAGGCTAATGCTCAGACTGCAGAAAAAGCAGCTATGAATGAAGTTGAAAAACAACAGGCTATAACTCAAGAAAAAGTTCAAATTGAACAAGCTAAATCACAATTTGAAATACAAAGAATGCAAACTGAAGCAGAGATAAAAAAACAATTGATGGCCGAGCAACATCAATATGATATTCAAATAGCTCAAATGCAAAATTCTCGATTAAGCCAAAAAGAAGCCGATATTGAAGATCGTAAAGATAAACGAACAAGAATACAAGCGTCTCAGCAATCTTCAATGATAAATCAAAGACAAAATGATTTATTACCTACAGATTTTGAAACACAAGGAGAAAGTAATGCTGCAAATCCTGATATGTTTGGTGTTGAACCACAGCCTATGCAACCAATGCAGTAACAATTTTATTAATTTTATATTATTTTATTATGTCAGAAATTACAGAAAAAGAAGGAGACTTTAAGGTTAAAGCCAAAGTCTTAAAACCAAAACAGTTAAGTAAAAAAGATGGACCTATAAAAGTAGATTTATCTAAACCTAAAGAAGAAAAAGTTGTTGTTCCGATTGTAGAAACAAAAGATACAGAGGACAAAACACCTGTTATAGATGTTGAAAAACAACCACAAGAAATTGTAGATGAAAAACCAATTATTGAAGAAATAATTGATGAACCTAAAAAAGAAGAAGAAAAAGAAGATGTTATTGAAATAGGTGAAAAAATAGAAACTCCTTTAAAACAGGACGATTCAATTAAACCTAATACTGATTTACCTGAGAACATAGAAAAAGTTGTAGA